CGGGTTCGAATCCCGGCATATCGGTAGCAAAAAGCCCGCTACCGCGAGGGTAACGGGCTCTTCAATTCAAATGGTGCACCGTTTGCGCATCTCCTCGAACCGAGGTGTGCGCAGTCGGCACAATCGTTTTCGTTAGGATACCACGAGCGGCCTAGGAAACAACCAGGCGCATGCCGGGATAAATCAGGTTCGGGTTTGAGATGCCGTTCTTGGCGGCGAGATCCTGATAGGTCGTGCCGTACTTGGCGGCGATAGCTGAAAGCGTGTCACCGCTCTGCACCACGTACACCTGCTCGGTCTCGGTCTGGCCGTTGATCACCGCCATGACCTCATCGTAGCGCGGCCCCAGCACGGCCTTGCGGCGACTGCCGTTGCCGTAATCGCCCGCCCATGTCTCAGCGGCCAGATCTTCGGCGGATGCCGTGAGGATGTGGTTCACGAGCGACTGCACCTCCTGGTAGCGGTCGCCCAGCGCGTACTTGCGGTCGTCGCCGTCTCCGAGCTCGCCAGCGAGCACTTTCGCCGCGAGGTCTGCCGTTGGCGTCTCGTCGATGCCGTGGATAAGCGAGTCGGGATCGCCGTTGGAGCCGCCAGCCATAGCCTCCCACTCCGCGCGGGAGATATAGCACTTGTTGATGTCGAGGTTGCCCGCCCAGCCGTCCAAGCGCCCGCATGAGGAGTACTGGCGGATGGCGCAGTCGTATGCGCCCTCGTTCCAAGGTGCGTCCTGGTAGCCCGTGGCGTTCATGTCGGCGTACTGCGCCACCCACGTCTTGGCGTCGGTGAGGTTCCACGGGAAGACGCTCTTGCTGGCGTAGATGCCGATGCGATCCACGCTCACGCCAAGAAGCTCGGCCAGGCGCTCGGCCATGGCCTTGAGGTAGGACGTGTCGCCCCATGCCTTGTTGCCCTGATCCTCCCAGTCGATGAAGAACGCGGCCTTGCCGACGTAGCCCTTGCAGTGCTCGTAGAAGTACTCGGCCTCCGCCTCGGCATCGCCGCCGTTGACGTAGTGGTACACGCCCACGAGCTTGCCAAGGCCGATCGCCTGCTGAATCTGGCGGTCACAGTCTGGCGACACGTAGCGCGTGCCCTCGGTAGCCTTGCAGATAACGAAGTCGAACGGGACAGCCGCGAGGTTGATGCCGTTCTGCCAATTGCTGATGTCGATTCCGTTCATTCTATTCAGCGCTCCCTATCGCTATGAAATAAGCCCAATCAACTTGTTCGTACCGTTCGCGGCTCAGCCGCACCACGCCCTCGTAGGGGTCGTGGAAGGTCGCCGTCTCGCCGTCCCACCCGCAGAGCAGGACGATGTGGCCGCCGTAGCTCTTGCCGCCGTCGCGGAGCTGGCCAGTTAGGCTGCAAAACACCATCCATCCGCCAGCCGCCTCGTCCAAGGCGTCGTCGGCGTTGTCGTGGATAGGCGTGTAGCCCAAAGCCTGGTCGTTCGCGTTCATCCAACGGCAGAACTTTTCCATGTCGTTCACGCCGTCCGTGAGGCACGATTCGCCAACGAATCCCAGCATCTGCGCCGGCGTGCACGTCTGGCCGTAGAGCCATTCCCACGCCATGGCCGCGCACGTGAGGCCGCAGCCGGCAGCGGCCAGGTCTTCGCCCGCATACGAAAGCCCGCCCCAGCGCTCGTCTGCTTGGAGGTAGACGGGCACCTCGGCGGGCTTGTCGAGCGGCTTGTCGTAGATAGCGGGCAAAGGCTCCTCCTTCGGCACCTTCGGCACGTTAGAGGCTATAAGCGCCACGTCGGCGAAGGCGGCGAGCAGGGTCAGCAGCGAGACGGCGGCGGCGATGCGTACGAGGCGCTTGCCGCCCATTCCTAGTCGTCCTTCTTCGGAGTGCCCATGGCAAGCAGTGCGTCGAGCCACTTGTCGGTCACGCCGACCGCTTTGAAGGCCGCATATGCCACCTGCACGCCGCCGACGCAGGCGAAGATCGCGGTGACCCACGCGCCGGGGTCGGTCGGGATTCCGTTGGCCATTGCGGTTAGGGCGCCGAAGAGCGCCGAAGCGGCGATGGCGAGCCAACGCGCGGCGTTGCCGCCCATGGCCTCGGACTTGATTGCCTGGATGATGAACGGAAGGATTACGGAAGAGATAACGGCGAGAGCCGCCTGGATCGTGGTCATGGTCTGCTCCTTTAGTCGATTACGGGCATCTTCATGGCGTCTTCGTAGAGACGCGTTCCGGTGCCGTTGCCGCCCAGCCCGTGGTAGGCGGCGTAGACGTTTTCGAGGTGTTTGCGGTCTGCGACCGTCAAGCCGCCTTGACGGACTGCCTGCTCATGGATGTTCTTCAGCTCGCGCCAAAGCAGCGCACGAACCCCCATCCTCAAGGCCTCGTCCGTCGCCTTTTCCGCCTCGGTGCGCTCGACAGCCTTGCGTCCTTGCGATTTGAGTGCCGCCACCAAGGCGGATACCACGGAGCTGACGAGGCCAGACACGATGGCGGTGACCGCCGCGGTGTACACGAGGTCGTTCACGCTAAGCCACCGTGT